TAGCTTCCTTTAAGCACAGACGGCCGAAATCATCATAAAAGACAAATGTTTTGCCCGTATGATACTGGGTCAGCTGCAAGGCATATTCTATGATATCCAGACACTCTGTGTCCTCTTTCGTCAGAGTAGGAATGACATAACCAGTATCCTCAATATCGCCGGTCTGAAGCTGCATGTCTGCCGCAATCTGCTGTATAATTTCCCCCAGTTTCTTTCCGACAAAGCAGTAACTTGCCCCGGCCTTCAGGTACCTAATCTGGTCATAAGCTGTTACGGATATCTGCCCCCACCGGTCCTGTTCTGTCACAAACACATAACCTGAGAAAATCTCTCTTCCGTCCGCATAAAACTGGACCCGCGCTCCTTCCGACATGTTAATGGGGGATTTCTGAATATAGGTAAATTCAAGTTTTCCAGGACTTCCTGTCCGATTCGTCGTGTAGGATACATCCTGAATAATGGGCGCGTAATCATACACATCGCCGGTACCCGGATTGTAAACCAAAAGCCTGTAACTCATCCTGTCACCTGCAGCTGGTCTGCCTTAATCCACCCTCTGTTTCCTCCTATCAGCACCGGATAGGGCCTTGCAGGGTCTGGAATAATCCTTGAAACTGTGGTCTGCAGGTTATTTGCTGTTCCGGTAGGCTTGTCTCCATAACTGCTGCTGTAATAGATTCCGTTCGCAGTGACAGGTGCTCCCACGCGAAGAACTGGAGCGGTTGTCCGTTTTTCTTCCGCAGCCATTACCTGCATTGGCTGGTTTTCCCGGCTGCGGAGAGTCATCCGGACAGCTCCAAAGTTTCGATACTCTGAAAACTTTATCTTATAGTACACGTCACCGGCTTCGCCTCCTTTTTCTGCCGTCTCAAACGATGTAATCACAGCACTGATATTTGTGTCATACATCCGGCCGCCAGACGCATCACGCCGGGTAATAATAAGGTCACATACCTCTTTGTTATCCATGGCATCCTTGATAGCCTCAACATAGCCCCCCGGTTCCATCCATGCGTGGCCTTGAATTAACTGATCTCCAGCGTCTCCCGGAAAATAAGAATTCCAAGACACTTCCATCAGAGAAGGTAATCTTGGAACTATAATCTCACCGATATCCAGCACGTCATAAGTTTTATGGTCAGCTGGATAAGACACCGTGTAATCTTTAGGATTAACTGGAAATTCTATGGTGTTTCCTCCAATATCCGCATAAAATTTATATTCGTTTCTCATACATACCGCTCCTCCTAAGCCGGTGCTACATTGCTGTGCGATGCATTCTGCTCTGCCAGATACTTTGTCAGGAAACCGGCAATAGCATTTACATCCGATGCTCCACCGCCGTTTACGGTCTGGCTTACGGCTACACTGGTCTGCGGAAGAGTAAGATTCACCATGGCCACGTATTGGCGCTCAGATAAATCTTTAAGCAGTTTGATATTTTCGTCAGCAATATTTACATCCTTTTCAATCTTTCCGACTTTGCCGACGGAATCGACGTTTCCAATATCACCGCCTCCCAGTTCGCCCATCTTTCCGGTTATGTCGTTAAGACTGAAATTCATGTTGTCCATTTTTTTGCCAAGGTTTGCTCCTATTTCTGCTCCCTTGGCCGCCGTTTCTCCCGTGTCCAGTTTTGCCATCCGCTCAATCTTGACAGCATTCTCCCCGAAAGTGTCATCAACCCAGTCACTCATCTGTCCACGGAACCCCGCCACCGCTCCCGATACATTTGTTTTCAGCAGCGCGTCTATTGCATTTGCCACAGTCTCTACTGTCCCCAGAATTGCATCCAGAAGTCCAAAAAACAGATGGGCCACTGCTGCTACCGGGTCATTAAAAACGTTAGCAAAAAACTCTGCGAAAACTGCAAAAATATTCCACAAATCTGCAACTGAATTATATCCAACTGCGTAAATCCCGCCAAGAACCGTCCCAGCCACTGCTCCTACCTGTTCGAAGGTTGCTCCTGCCTGCAAGGCTCCGTAAACTACCGCCGTAAGCAAAGCTACAATCAAAATAAAAGGCCATGCAGCTGCTATCCAAGCAGCCATAGCAGAGAGTCCTGACGCTACCATATACGCCCCAAACACCAAAGCAGCACCTATTAATACACTTGAGACTAAATCCCAATTATCAACGACCCAAGCTGCGCCATCAGCCAGCAAATCAATGGCGCCTGAAGCAACGTCAGCCAGTACTTCGAAACTGGCTATAATGCCGTTTAAGGCTGTTTTACCGGTATCACTGTTTAAAATTTCGTTGATTTTATCCAGTACTTCGTCGGCGGCATTGATGGCCGCATTCTGCATAACGGACCATGCCTGCCCCCATGTCATGGGCATTTTATCAAACTGCTCGTTAATGGCATCTGTTGCGCCCAGCATGGCATTCTTGACTACACCCGCCGTAATTTCTCCGTTTGCGGCCATGTCCCTAATTTTTCCAATAGGAACATCGAGATAATCCGCAATCGTCTGGATAACATAAGGAGATGCCTCAAACACGGCATTCAATTCCTCGCCGCGAAGCACACCAGAACCAAGAGCCTGTGTCAGCTGTAAGGATGCCGATGCAATCTCCTGCTGGCTAGCGCCAGCAATAACAAACTGCTTGTTCAGATTCTCCGCAAACTGCACCACTTCCGCACTGGAACTAAAGGCACTTCCTGCCCTCTGCCCCAATTTAGCAACTACATCAGCGGTCGCCAGGTAGGATGTCCGGGTTCTCTGAGCTGACTGGTAAATCATTTGCTGTAATTCATCCGTGGTCTGCAGTCCGTCATTCATCAGGTCCAGTCGTGCAGATGTCTGCGTCATCTCGTCGGACAGGCCTAATATCTGTTTGCCGATTGTAAATCCTGCCGCAGCGGCAACAATACGCTTCACCGTCCCAAGGAGCTTATCAGCAGAATTATCACATCGTTTAATCTTTTGGTTGTATTCCTCCTGTTTCTCTGCTGCTCTTGATGTATTTATTACAATCTGCTTCAAGGTATCATTTATCTCATTCATTCCCTGAACCGAAACATACCTGGAGGCGTCTCCCATGTCACGAATTGACGTGTCAATTCTGTCCATCTGGTTAACCATGTTATCTCCCAAACTAAGGAAGCGTGAAAAAGATGCACTGAACTGGTCAGTAAGTATTAAATTTTCTCTTATCTCCCCCATGGCTCCTCCTACTTCGGCCGGCTCTTAATTTCCTTCACCGCCATCTGATACATTAAAAGCTGTTCATTTTCTGAAAGTTTCGATATTTCTCCAGGAGAACGGCCATGATTGACGAACATGTAGTACGCCAGCTGAACCTCCAGGTCGTCTCCCTCTAAGAGTTTTTTGCTTCATCAAGTTTATCCTGAGCATCTTTTACGCCATTCAGGTCCATGATGGCATCAACGAGCATTCCGTATTCCCCGACACTCAGCATTTTCCCCGCAACCTCTAAGGGGTCAACAACGCCATAGTGTTTGCAGAGTTCTGCGTCCTTCAGGTCTGGTTCCTTCACGCAGGCCAGAATAAGTCTGCGCGTATACAATGACCGGTCAAGGGTTTCAACCGGCTGTCCCTTAATCGTTTCCCGCTTCCTGGAAAGTTTCGACAGATGGTCATTCTCATCCTGGTCAATCGCCTGAATGACAAAAGGAACCGGTTTTCCATCTTCTCCCTTGAACCGTTCCGATATTACAATTTCTCTTGTCTGCCCAGCCACTGATGGCTGTAAAAATGCTTTTAATACACTCATACTCTTCTCCTATTCTCCCAGCTGGGCTGGGGCTGTAAATGCGTTTAATACCTCGACACCGGTGAAACTGAAGGAAATGTCCATAGACAGATATTCTGCATCCGCGTCCAGCATAGTTATTGGCAGTTTCTGCAGTTTCACATTGTACAGTGCCACTGTCTGTCTTCCCACCGTGCTCCCCTCATCATCGTTCGTGATTTGAAAGGTAAAGTAAGGGAGTCTTCCGGTTTTGAGGTACTGCGTCAGCATATTAAGAAACTCTGGTGTACCATAATAGATAGTTGCAGAGCCTGTCAGGGTCACTCCGTTCGTTTTCTTCTGGACCAGATTCGTCCCTACCACCTTAAAGTCAGACTCCTGAAACTCTGCATCCGCCTGAAATTTCTTAATTCCAAACATTTCAACATTCCGGCCGTCAATTGTCGCAAATGCCCTGCCTGCCTTTCCGCTCAGGGCGTCGCGTTCAAGTAAAAAGCTCATGTCCTACCTCCTATTCATCTGTCAGGTTCACAGTGATATAAATCTTCTCAATGGCGGCTACCGGCTGGATAGCGACCGTTATCAAGACAGCGTTAATAGCTTCTCCGGCCTCCACAGCCACGTCATCTGCTCCAAAGTTCTTAATCCCTCCGTTAGCCTGCAGCTCATTTAAATACCCGACAATCCAGGACTTGATTAGGTCTCTCTCCGCATCGTTGTTCTGCATCTTGCCAATAACATTAAGCGAGAAGTTTTTATAGATATCGTTTGCGATTGTATCAATTGTCCGGACCACCTGATTCAGTGAAAAGACCTCATTCTTCTCGTCTGTAACCGTGGTCAGCGTGTTGATATCCGATACCACCTTGACTGTATCAAACTCCCGGAAGAATACCAGCTGTCCAGCGTCAAGAGCCTCGTCAATCTGCTCTGATGTCAGCGCTGGTTCTGCCTCCACAGCCCCGGGATACTGTGCATACACAAGAGACTCATTATAAGCTGCTCCGGCTTCTGCACCTCCAGCCCACCACGTTGCCTGCTGGCTCGTAATGTGTGTTCCATCTGTCAGAACAACTCCGTTGCCAACAGATATAACTCCCTCCGAATCCAGATGCACGCCCGCCATAACCGCCTGGTATTTACGCCCCACTTTCTCCCGCATCCGGGTAATAAACTCTTTATACGCGGCCTGTACAATCTCATCAGCACCGTCATAAATCAGTATATGAAACATCTGGGGTTCCAGGGCCTCAAGGAATTCTGCGTATACCGATGCGTCTGCAGTTCCATCTGTTCCCCCGGTAAGCGGGATACCCACCGTTGCTGTCAGGGTTCCCTCGGAGCCAAAATCTACCCAGTCATTACCCATCAATTCGGATATACTTTTAACAGACTGGATATCTTTGATAGACCCGTCCACAATTGTCTGCACAATAGATACTCCTGCCTCGTCTGGGTCCGCGGCAATCGTTAGGCTGATATCATTGCCCCGGATACCTGCGTACTTTGCCGTAGCGTGGATGATATCTGATGCCGCTGTTGCCTTCTGCGCATCCTTTCCATTCGCCCGATACAGCAGCACCTTTTCCGGAGACGCTGTCCGGTCACTCCCTTTGAATATTTCCCGCAGAAACAGCGCCTTCGGATTGTCATTTGAATAACCAATAAATGGGATATAATCATCATCCTGAGTTATGGTCATAATCTGTTTCTCTGGTCCCCATGACAACGGTTCGCAGATTGCCGCAATGCCGCGGCTTCCAACTTTGGACCCGGGTCTCATATTTGACCGGACGTTAATATATACGCCAGGCTGTTTCTTGTTTTGGCCTTTCCATGTTCCTCCCGCCATTACTTTTTCCCTTCCTTTCCAAAAAATTTATCCAGTTCAGCCCTGGCCTCTGCCAGTGTGTACTCCGGTTTGGTAAGCAGCACACGGACAAAATCTTTCTGATAGCCGGCCAGTACCTTGCTGTGCAAGAGTTCTTCCGTCCGGTATACTTTCGGCTCTGAAACTTTTTTCTCTGTTTTAACTGTTCTTGCTGCCCTCGGCATCCTTTGTCCCTCCTTTATATTCCATCTCGTCTATGCCCGGTGAGTCGTCAGGAATGGACACCATCGCCTTCAGTGTGAACTGATAATGCATCTCTTCGTCATCAATCTTCCATTCCCGGTCAAATGTCCTAATCTTTGCGGTGACTCCCTCGACCGTATACGGAACAAACTCCAAGACCTCATCCAGCTGGTCTGCAGTTTCTGACATCTGCTCATAAGCGTCCGGGATATTTTTTCTGGTGAGATACACGATATCTATTCCTATGACCCGGCGTTCACGCCTCCCTATCTCATCCTCCATCTGTGTAGGCATGAAGAATACAAAAAAACAGGGTGTTTCTGTACCCTGCTGGTTTGGATTTGCGTACACCGGAACATCTGGGCGGATGCTTTTCAGTATCCCGGCAACGGAATCTACGATGTTTCCAAGTGTTAAATTCATTTAAAATTCTCCCTTATGCGTTTGTCCAGCTCCCGCTTCACTACGTCCCGGTACCGGCCGATGGCTGCCTGTTTCATATAGATGCCCTTGACATAAGGCGTTTTCACGCCAACAGTTATGCCTCCTTTGTCCGAGGATACTTTTTCAAGTACGCCATTGTTTATAATTAATCCTGGAACAAAATGTTTATCCATACGGTGTCCGTCGTTTACATAGGATGCATACTGCATATTGTTTGCAAGCATAGTTCTCGCACTGCCGCCCGACATAACTGGTGTTGTTGTGCTGTCGGCAGCCCAGTGCTGTGCCATATCACCGGTCCTGGTTCCTGTTCCTGAAATGGAGGCTCCGTTGGGCGGAGTCAGCTCCGTAGCGCGTTCAACCGCGGCAATTGTTGCACCTTCCGCCACTTCTGCCATTATCTTAGGTACATCCTGCCCCATCCGCCGGAGCCGTTCAAACCTTTTTCTTGTTGCCTGGCCAAATGACATACATACCTCCTATATGAGTTCGTCTGTAAGCAATGCGGCCTCTTGATGTTCCAGACCTGACAGCACACCGCCCACTGGGTCATAATAGGGGTGAGGCCGGTCCGCAAAGTAGCGTTCTGGTTCTCCTCGTATTCCAAGTTTCCCGCCACGGATGATATGTAGCTCATCCCCCGCTTTTAAATCTACCTTCAGGTCACATGCTACTTTATCAACGGAGTTAGCACCTGCGGCTGTCTGGCTCATCCTTGGTCCATTTTTCTGTTTACTATAAATGCGACACGGGATACCTTTCCGGAGCAGTTTCCGCTCCTTCCTATCCACATTCCCTCCTGAAACTGGCACATTCCTGTAAATATCCATGGAGTCTGTATACCAGTCGCTAAATATTGGATTATCAAATAACATACATTCCTCCCATCCCTATCATTCGGGCCATGGAAACCAGCTGCTGGCCATACTGGGTAGCATTCCAGCTTCCCCATTTAGCCATGGCCAGCGTAACAGCTTCATTATCGTAGCTGATAGTTGTATCGCCCATGGCTGCCTCTTTTATGAGACCAGTCTGCTGGCCTTTAGCCGCCGCCTGTGCCGGTGAGAGGGAACCATCCGAATAGGTCTTCAGATACAGGGTAGAAAGATGCGCCACATAAAGCCCTGCCGCATACCTCCAAAGTTCGCAGTAGCGGCCAGGCAGGATGGTATTATTCGCATTGTCTATAAAAATCTGCAGCATAGTCCCTGGTACCAGACATTCTGCTCCGGGAATTTTCTCTCCTTTTTCCGAAAGCTCCACTTTCGTGAATTGCGGAAAGTCCGCAAGGAACATATCTTTTGTATATGTCCCCTGCTCACCCGCTGGCGGTATGTTGGCAGCCGCTGAAACCAGACCGTTGAACTGACTAACCATGGAATCATCTCCTACTCATTTTTTCCAGCAATATCAGTGCTTTCATTCTCAGCGCCTTCATTCTCGGCACTTTCCTCATCAGCAGGTCTGATATCCGCAGCCTCTGCCTTCTTCTTTGCCTCCCGCTCAGCCCTTCTCAGTTCCTTATCTGCTGCCCCTTTCGGGGTTGCGATGGAGCCGTCTGCGATTGCTGCTCTTACCAGCCAATGGGTTGCTGCCCATGCTGGAATCTCCCCGATGTAATCTTTGGGGATGAGGCAGACTTTTTCTCCGTCACGAATTTCAAAACATTTCTTACTGTTAATAAACATAGGTTTCCTCCTTAGATTCCATCAACATAGCGGGTGATATTTTCATAGAACATCTGAACTTCCGAAATATTAGCCATGTATGCTGTGTCATAGCAGACGTTTTCCGTATTGGGCTGGGTCATGATTCGGCTCAGTGGCGCCAGCTCGTCAGCAGCAATAAAGCGTTCTTTGTTGACGTAAACCATCATACGGTCTGCTCCTCCGGTGCCTGCGCCTTTACACCAGGAGCATCCTCCAATATAGAGGTCGCCTCCATTGGTCTTCGCCACGTTGTTATCTAGCAGAAACTGAAGAATTGTCTTCTCCGCCAGCTCTGTTACCTTGGTAGTCGCCAGGTAATTAAACTGTTCATACGGCATAATGATGTGGTTCGGCACCGCGTCACGGTCATATTCTGCCGCTTCCCAGGCTGCGAGAATCGCAGTGTTGATATCCTGCAGAATCTGGTCTGGCGTTTTATCCTTAAATTTAGTGGAGCCGGATGCCCCTGTCTCCGCGGCACTAGTAGTTACAATGTTAGAGTTATTAAGCAACCCGGTAGAACCATATCTCTTAATCCCGACATACACATTTGAATCCATATGCTTATCGTAGGTCATACGGATGCCATCCCGCAGGATACTCTCCAGGCTCCTTCCAGTCAGCTTCTCCCTCTGCATGTCTACCCACATAACTCTCATGCCGATGGAGAAAATATGGGTCTTAAACAGGCCTTTATCAAAATTTGCCTGTACCATCGGGATGCCGTTTGCGCCGCCGGCATGTACTGGCCCATCTTCGCTTCCCCCGGTAACGCCATACTCTACGTTCATGGCCGAGATATACTCCGCCCATCCGCCTCCTACCCTGATGGGAATATCCCGCCCATAGGTAAAACTGGTGAGCGGCTGGCGGATTGTATTATCGAGTTTCTCCAGCTCTGACTGCAGGAATGCTCCTCCGTTTGCGATTGCTGCCGCATCCATTGTCTGGAGACGCTGTGGCGCAGCCGCACCAGATGATGGGACAGAAATCATCCCGCCATCAAAAGTTCCCATACTTTTAAAATTCATATCTTAAATCCTCCTTATGCTCTGTTGCAGGATAAAATCCTGATTTCCGCTACTCCGTTAACATCTTTCTCCCCCCGCCATTCAGCGTTGGTAAGTTCCACAGTTTTTCCTGTGTCCTCTGCCGCCTCAAAACCGCCAATTACACCCGTTGGGAGACTTTCATTTTTCGCTGTCCGAATATATACCTTTCCTCCCAGCTTAGGAACTCCTACGTTACAGAGTACATTAATGCAGCCCCGCTTGAATACACTCACGGCCTCATTAGGCTGATACTTTCCAGCCGACTGGGAGAGATAACTGGTTGCACTCTTAAACTCCCTGGATGCAATCCCAACAAAATCAGCAGCTGTGCTGTCCACTCCAAATGACACCACATTGCCGCTTCCATCATAAACAAGCGGAGTGCCGAACAGTACCGCTTCATCTCCTCCTAAAGGATGTGTATCTACAATCATATCCGGCTGTCTGGCAAAATCACCGGCATAGCCATGTGTCATGTTCTTTCCAATAACTGGTCCTCTCATTATTTTGTACCTCCATTCTTGTGTGGATTCATGCTGTCATAGGCCGACTGATACGCCTCCATGTCCATCTGCGGCTTTTTGTCGGATAAAAGCGCGGCATTTTTCTGTGCTGCCTGCATAATTTTAGCAATATCACTGATACTGTCATCGGTCATGCACGCAATCAGGGAATCGGACACTGCTTTCCTGGCTGCAGCATCCTCGATTCCGGCAACCACCGGACGCAGACGCTTGACAACCGCAGCCATAACGGCCTTGTCAGCGGCACAGGAAGCCTTGTCCAGCTCTTCTGCCGGTACCACCTTTGCCTCGTTTTCATTTTCCCCGGCTGATTCCTCTCCTGTCAGTTTTTTTACAAGGTCGCCCAGAGGGTCCTCATCCGTTTTCGGACTTTCTTCTTTTCCGGAGATAACCTTCTGCATCATATCCAGGAGCATATCCATTTTTCCGTCAAGACCGGTAGAATCTTTAGTCTCGCCCTTTGGTGTCTCCTCTTTGGCCGCAGGAGGTTCGTCCGGTTCCTGTCCCTCATCCAGTGCAGCCGCGGCATCCGCCGCCAGTGTTTCCAGTTCTTCCGGGGACGCATCCTTCGCCGCCCGGGCAAACAGTTTGAAAAATAAGCTGTTTTTCTTCATATTTTCTTTCCTTTCCGGCCGGATTGCGGCCTTTGCATCCTGTGAATCTAAAATCGCTACATGTTTTCCGGCCCTTCCCCGTGTCACCACGGCGATATGGTTTCCCCGGATATCATGCTGCGAATAGGTCCCGTCCTCATTTTCAACATAGCTGCACTCATACCCGCAGCTGATTTCCCTCTTTCCTCCCTGCACCGCCCGGATTAATTCCTCATCCTGGATATGGAGATCAGCAATCACATGGCCTTCCCACTCTCCTTCGCCTTTACGGATATTCTGGGCATGCCCTCTGGCGTACTGAATACAGTTATCTGGTGTAAGCAGCTCTGGCGGGTGTTCATCCGTGACCGGCTTCCCCTCAAAACTTGACAGGGCCGCCTCTGAGAACACCTCATCTGGTGACCGGCAGACCGTTACAACCTTTGAACTGCTCCCGTCCCTCTTCAGCTCACTTTCCAGATATTCCATTTCCCCTGTGCGGGCTATGGGCACATTTCGGCAAATTAAAAAGCCCTCAACCGTTTCTATCTGGTTGGGGCTTATCGTGTAGCCATAATACGCAAGCATCTTATTCAATTCCTTTCCGTTGCGATATCGCAATTAATCTTATACAAATAAATACCACCAGCCACTATGAACTGATGGTATTTATTCTTCTACAATCTCCCAGCGTCCTCCTGCCGAACTTTCATCCATTGGGCGGGGATTCGTCCTGGAATAAAGATAATCTTCTCCACTGTCATCCACGACTCTGTAATAATCACTGTCTTCAATTGTCGCATCATAAGTTACACCATTTGTAAGTGAATCTACACCAAAGGATTCTCCCACATATCTAAGTTTCATTCCTTCGCACCTCTGTTCTAGTCTTCAATTTCACTTCATACTGTACGCCATTGTGCTCATACCAGTGGACATCGAACTCGTATTTTTCACTTTTTACTTTTCCTGCCCGTTTCTTCCACTCTCCAGGCTTACCTCCATACCGCTCAATCAATCCGGGCTCTACCCGCAGGGGAGTTTTACTTCCATTCCCAGCAATTGTCTTGCTTACTTCCAGTGTTGTTCTGCTTGGAATGAAGTTCTTTTCCCCATTATAATCATAATCGAGCCGTATCTGCAGAAAGTTTTGTTTTTCCCGGTATCTGCTTTTTACGCTGGCCCACTTCTCACCTTCATTATACTTCATTTCCCGGAACTTTTCAAAAGATTTCGGTACCTCACTGCCTAAAACAGAACGGTACGCCTGATGCTGTTTGTAATCATTCAGCAGTCTCTGGCGGTTCCTTATTTTTTCTTTGTATGCTTCTATCTGTTTTTTCGTTCGCGGGTCCACCGAAACCGGATTCTTTTCAAAACTGGAAAAATCCTTATCCTTCTGTATCTGTTTATCCGTCTTTCCTATTGTTGTGTACTTGACGATGGAATGCAGACAGTTGGGATGGATGTTAAGGTAGGTATTGCCCAGGTCATCCGGCCCATTCGGGTCCACCTTCCCAAAAGCCCTGGCGAGAGCAGGATAATCGGGATTAGTCCCGGAACGGCTGTACACCCGGCCTTCCAAAGGAGCACATACTGGACAGGTGCTGCCAATCTTCACAATCTTATACAGGTCGTGGTCCGGGTCTGCTGTTAATATGGCCGACACTTCCGCCTGCCTGGCGGTTGCCCTGGCTGCCATATTACAATAATCCTGAAGGGACCACTTACGGCCTGCTTTGTCTACAAAGGCGGTTATCCCTTCTTCCTGAAGAGTTCTGGTCATACTGGAAGCAGCCTTTCCCGTTCCATATCCTGCCGCCTGTTCGCTCACAACCGCTTGCAGAGCGGCCTCCCGGAGAGCCCCCGCCTCCCTCCTCCCAACCACGAACATCTCCTCGATACTCTTCTGCGCCGTAGACGCCGCCTCGACAATATCTCCCAGCAGATTATTGGATAACTGCTGGACTATATTCAGCTGTGTGGCGGTAAGTCCTGCCGCATTCCTATATCCATTGGCAGCGGCTTCTGACTGATAAAATATCTTCTCTATCATAACCGGGACATAGTTCCAGCTTTCATCCACCATCTCCTGGAGAATTCTTTGTGTGCGTTCCAGCGCAGCGACCTCCGCATAATCTACATACCCCATGGACCTTTTTCGGCTGATTTCTGAAACCAGCCTCTGTTCCGTCCGGAGAAACAGCATTCTCATGAATGACATGACACCACCTTTATCAGGCGGCCGGATAAGTTTTGACATTACTCATCCTCCTCATAGCTGCCCGGAATAGTCAGACCAGACAGCGGGTCCCGCATGGCTTTATAGTCCGAGTATATCTTTCCTTTGCCCTGCTCTATGTCTTCGTCGGAGATGTTATTATACATCCCCGTCTCATCTCCGAGAGCCTTCAGTTCCTTCTGCGCAGTGGCTGCATCAATCAAATCACTCTGATATGCAGCTAACACTGCCTGCGCCTTCTTCTCTGCGATATCTGCAATCTCACCCGGTTTCGGGGTCTGAAGCGGCGGGAAGCTGATATCCAGGTCATCAGGAACAGCTCCCCAGACTGACAGCGCCATAATCGGAAGCAGCCGGTCCAGAATCGGTCTCAATTCATTTTCCCTCAGTCCGTCTATATAGTCATAATAATTGTTCATGTCGCTTTCACCGGTTGCATTCATTCCAGCGGGTGAGCGCCCGAACAGTTTTGTCACAGGCGTCCTGGCTGCACCTGCCACATCCATCATAACGCGGTCATACACCTCCGGCAGACCGGTAAAGGTATACTGCGTGTTATGCATGACATCTCCCTTGTTGACCAGACGTGTACCAAAATTACTTTCAATTGCACTCTGCGCCTGAAGCGTCTGCCAGAACCGGCGCTGCGCCTCCGCATTATTAACGGCCAGCATCTGATCCAGGCTGTCCGTTTCCATGTAGTTCACATTGGCCCGGAAGGTCAGCGCCGCAATGTTGGCCGATACATTATCCCGTTTCAGGAGTTCGGTGTATATGGCTTCCAGCTCCGACTCTCCCCAGTAATTCTCCGCAATCTTCTCATTGTACGGCAGTTCACGGCCAGTAAAACGCAGGACGCGGCTGTGATGCACTTTCGATATCAGTGTCCCGCTCTCCTCGTCACGAATCGTGTAGTACTCTGGAAGCCCGAAGTCCGGTTCCGCCGGGTCCTGTACCTGTCCCATCTCTGGGTATATCCCGCTCCAGCGGTCTAAAATCTGCAGACCCAGAAAGCTGCCCGGCAGAATCAGGCCATAATCCAGGGGCTGGGATAAATCATCCTGCCCACGAATCAAAATAATTCCGGCCGCCCCGCCGTACAAACGCCCCCAGTACATTCCTTCCAGCAGAGACTTTCTTAAATGCACTCTCCGCTCCAATCGCTGAAGGGCGTCCACATATTCCGGCGCCACACTGCTTTTTAATGAGTACCATTTCCGAACCATGTCACCCGGTATTGTGGAGATGATATTCTGGACTATCCAGTTATCCCGGTACAGGCTTGTAAGCAGCTGATAGTTCTGGGTCATTCGCGTAAGCGGATATTCGGTTGCCTGCAACAGGTCTTGTGTACCAAACCCCAGCCTTGCTATCGGATTGGAAAAAGCGTCCATCACTGGGACGCCGCTGTTATTCTCTGCACGCTCACGCTGGCGCTGTCTTCGTTTTGCCATTTAAACTCCTCTTCTCCATTCTGGTATTTTTGTATAAACGTAATAGCGTAACGCATCCGGGCCGTGGTCCAGCTGTTTAACGGGTTTTTCCTCCCCCCGTTCTCTGGCCTTGTCATCCCAGACATAAGACCGCATCTCTGTTATCAGGCCTGCGCACCTCTTATGTATGCGTATCTTTCCCTGGTAGAGCATGGAGGACACTGCACGGATGCCATCCTCCACATCATTGTCCGCCGGCTTTACTACATAGCCGCGCCCCCGAAGCTCCGTGATGAAGCTGGCCGCTGAAGGGTCCGCTATAATATCAGCTGTCAAATCTGGATTGTCTCCCATGAAAGCAGACATATCATCTCCATACTGGCTGTCCGTTTTCTGTACCTTTTCCACACGGCTGTCCCATCGGTATTCCCGGTCCACCCAGATGATGTCTCCATCGTCATAAATATCCAGGTACACGCATGGGTTCGTAGTACCGTAATCCAGTGCAATTGTCCGTACGCCCAGGTATTCCAGGCCCTTTGGTCTCGTCTCATTATCGTACAGATTGGCATCTGTAAACATCGTATAAATTAAGCCCTCGGCAACTGCCCAGAGCCCTTTTATATAGCGCAAAAAGAAGACACCGGAATACATACTCCAATATCTTTCTTTGATTTTCTCATCCAGTGACAGGTTATCATCCATGGTAAAGTGCAGATAAAGAAGTTTCTTAATTTCCTGCCCCTTCTCCATCAGTTCTCCGGCCTTCTTCCTGCCAATAAATCCGACAGCGCGGTCAATCCAGTTTATTTTGAACCAGTGCGTAGGACCGGCTGGATTACAGTTAAACCAAAACTTGCTGCCCTTCACGGAGCACCTGCCTGTGGCCTGGCTTACGAAGGATTCCGGCATCAGAGCAACTTCATCAAAAAAGGCACCGGCGGCCGTGATGCCCTGTACCAGTTCCTGTGAGCCCTCATCCTTGCCGCCAAAAACATAAAAGTAGTTGGTCACGCCCTTCCTGGAAACCTCCAGCATATTAGGCGTCTCTCCTGATATGTGGTGTATGCAGTGGTATCCCCGGCTCCGCAGCATGATCTTAAGATTGGTCAACACGTTACGCTGGAAGGAACTGATTGTTTTACCCGCCATGATGAAGTTCTGACCCTCAAATGAGTCCACTGCCCAGAACACAAAGGACAGCGACATGCATACCGTCTTTCCCGATCGGATTGCTCCATCGGCAATAATGCCGTCATAATCCTTTACGGGACTGTTTGGCATCCACCAGTTTAAAACCTTCCGTGCTTTCTTCGAAAAAGGCTTAAACTTAAATACCGGTCTCTTCGTCATCTTCACCCGTCCAGGCCTCCTCCTCTGCCCAGTCATCTTCTACTGTGCCCTTCAATGCATCCAGGAATCCATCGTCTTCCTGCTCTTCTTCTCCCATACCCATATTGGCCTTCGTGGCATCCATGCGTAGCTTCTGCTCTTCCAAATCCATGTCAGACTTGGAAGTCTGTCCAAGCACATCTTTGATAGCCGTGTAGGCCTTGACGTCTCCGTTAAGTGCTTCGCGGATCATCGCGGCATTGACTGCCGCTTCCAGAGTACTTTCAAGACCCAGGGCCTCCAGGACCGGGGTCCACTCTGGACTATCTATTTCAGCAGTAAGGAGGGCGTTCAATGTCTTTCTGAAATCTGCTTTGCGTCTTCTTGAAGCTCCGGAGGCTTTTCCGCCTCTTCGACCAAATTCTCGAGCTTCGCTCGGGGTTAAACGCCTTAAGTTTTCATCGTTTGCCATCACCTCACCTTCCTATCTGGCTTATATTTCTGCAATTAAAAAGAGACAGCCGAAGCTATCCCTTATAATAGTTATTGATTGATTCTTCCAATATCTCAATTTCAGTCTTGATATAAAATATATTATCATTAAGACTTTTTATCAATAAGGCGAATATCACGGTAAAAAAGATCATTGCCGCCGTCCTTATAAATTCTAGCGAATTAAGAGACCATAATAGCAATTGCGAAGGTATATAAATTACAATAAACAGTTCTTTGGCCGACTCTAAATTTGAGAGTGTTTTTTTACATAAAAAAAGTCTTTCTCTTAATTTTTGAAGATTATCTAATTTAAGTAAATCTATTTGACCTTTAATATAATTATAATTCTTTCTTTTCTCTTTCATTACTCCTCGCGACCTACCTAATTATACATTAAAATCTAACAAAAGAAACGAAACACTGGTGTGCAGTTTTTTTTTAATCACAGTTAATTTATATGTTCTCTTAGCTCAATTCCCAAATCAAATATTTTTTTTGAATCACCTTCCAGGATATCAAAATTTTTGGTAATAATGTCTTCATGGTAACTTTTATTTTGATAATAGAAAGAATCTTTCTTCTCCCTTATTTCTATTCTTCCTTTAAGAATTGTTGCAGCTAACGAAGCCTCGCATATCGCCTCTCTCATTTTACTAACATTTTGATGCACAAATTCATCTTTTATATATTTCGATGTTGGAATCCTAACTAAATAGTTAAGTTCCAGAATTTTCTCATTCAAACTACTATATCCTAACGCTGTATTCTGTGCAATTGCATTATCTATAATTGTGCTTAAATTCATAGCTATTCCACATATTCTAAAACATTTTTCTGAATACTCTCTTATATCATCTTTTTTTCTATAATAATTAGTAACCAAATATCCTGTTATGATTCCTGCAATGATGTTTCCACCCATGTTCCCCCAGAAATTAACCCAGTCAAATCCCGGTGCATTTGATTGAGCAATAGCCTCACTTAAAGTTGCAATGTCAATATTCATTCCCTTTTAATCCCTCATCCATTTTTCTTCCATCATACACCAAAATACGACAAAAGAAAAGGCCCATATCCATCGGCAGGTGTTCCAAGAGGGAGTAACTGGGCCATCCAAGATTCTAACCGTGGACCAGTCTATAAGTCAGTTGATTGGCCTAAGAAAAAGAGCCACTGGCGGGTGGCTCAAACTAATTATTTATCACACTATTTCATATTTCTTCTTCATGTAATCTAAAATCTCTTCTTTATTGTCATATTCTGACTCTAACACCTTAGTCTCTAATGCTTTATACATTTCTTTAATAGATTTGTCCGTATTCTCCATTAAAACTAAAATAAGAAAATCAGCTTTTATTTCATTTACCCTAGCTACAAGACTATAATCAAGCATTTCTTCACATTTGTTTTTTATTCCGTATAAACGAATTGTGTTACATACTAGGGCCACTGTATAAAATATATTGAATATCAATACATATATAAATAAAACGCATACGAACCAAAAAACATATTTAGAAACTATATTCAAAGAACTTAATATTGCAAAATAAACCAATATACTTATCAATAACAGAATTGCCATATTAAGTGCAAAGAATTCATAACTGGACATAATTTTTTCAACGTTTTGTTCTTTTCCATTTTTATTAATTATATCAATTTGCTCTTTACTAAGAATACTTGTAGCAATTGCGATACCTCCAAATGAAAAGCCAAGCAATCCAAAACAACCTGCCACTATACACATCAGTAAATCACAAACACCACTTTGAAATGCTAAAAAATCATTATAAAAATCTATGTATATGAGAAAAAACAAAACAACACTTGTTAGCAACAACGAGATTATTACTTCCCATTCTTTATAATTAAAATAGTCTTTCCATCTCGCAAACTTATAACTCTTATTATTCGCTCGCTTCATCATTATCCCTTCGCAATGCTACAATTCCACTTTTACAAGCATCAACAAAATCTACTATATCAGCAATCACCTTCGTGTATGGTTTTTTCTCTGCTGTTGTATATTTAACACCATATTTGTCAATAGCAGAAACTTCAACGTACCCTTTTTTAGTACCTTTTTTAGCATCGATTTTACTATGCAAACTGTTTATTTCCTCTAATGGTTCTTGTACTACTTTGGAGCTAACCACTAAACCAGTCTTACTTGCTGCCGTTAATATAATGCTTTTTGAAGACATATTGGCATTTGCATATGAATCTAAATTGTCTTCAGCGTTATCTAATATAGCTGTATCCAAGTTAGGTGGTTGTATTTTAAATTTCAAAGTTTGAATGCCATTCAACGCTGATAATTCTTTCTCTATTTCTTTAATATCCATTCCCAGCGTCAATAAATGTGCAGTAAATTTATAACCATGTTCGTCATTTTCTAAGCATTTATTAAGCAAACCTTCGAATGCGTCTATAAAAGTTTGATGGCCTAAACGCCTTGCAGTTAGATATCCAAAAATTTCACTATAAACGTCAAAATAAAATTCTGCCGCTTCATCATTATTTACCACCTTACTTTCCAATTTTTTGGTATTAATATTATATTTTTTGTAGTCTATTACAGATGATTTTAATATATATCCTCGAATATATTCGTCAGTTTTTTCCTGAACAGAAACTGTATACGTGATTGTCTTCTTTATCATTCCAGACCTTGTGCTGGATGTAATCTCTTTTTGATATACAGTTCCGTCTACGAAACACGCCATAACTGTATCTAATACAGTTTTAAGTTTCAATTTCTTCTTATACACCTCAAATATGTGTGATGAATTTAAATTAATCTTTCCAAAATAAATTACCATATCGCACTCTCCAATCCGACATTTTTTACATTATACCACATATCGTCCTGGAAAAAACTACCATTTCACAAATCTATGCAATCATTTTCTCGACACATTTCGACATTTGTTTATCAGCAAGAACATTTGTTCTTCTTTGTTTTTTCATTATAGAACATTTGTTCTCTTTTGAATAATACCTATTAGTTATAATATATTCTTCTGCTATAACAAAAAGACACCCTATCTCTAGGATGCCCTTCTACGCCTGAAATGTCTGGATGGAGAGTCCGAAACCAGGCTGACGGTCTTCGCTTTGCGCCGGCGTACCGTCGAAGCCAAATCAACGGCCAGGCTGTTACACCTGACCGCCATTGCCAAAATTTCCAAGGAGAAAATCTTGTCTTCCAGATATTCCACTTTAATAATAACACAGAAAAAGCGAAAAAAACGAAATCAATTTTTTTCTTTAAAAAAATTCGATACAGCAACCCGGCAACTGTCAGCGGTACACGTTCCCCCCATTTGGCGCGCTACCTGTACCCAGGACATCCCCTCAAAATATTTATACCGCAGTATCCGCCGCATCCGCGAATCATCCAGACTGTTTATATAATCATCCGCCTGGTTCGTTAGTTCCAAAAGGTGCTCATTAAATTGCTCCAGTTTCTTTTCTCTTCGGGACAGCAGCGTCTTTCGCCGTTCGCAATCCCTGTATGGATACCCAGTTATCCGTATGCTGCCATAAGTCCCATCTTTACGGGTCCCTTTTACAGAGTCTGATACCTGGATTTCCCTGCTCTCCATCTGCACAATTTCCTGGCGTGTTTTCTGTATCAGCTCTTCCAAGTCTGCGATTTCTGCTTTTAAGTTTATGTACTGATTCAGAATCTCCTTCTCCATCGGCATCCCCTCCCTTCTTTGGCCACAGTTCCTGGTCCAGACACAGCACCGTCCCCGCATATGCTGGCATCCTGGCACTCCAGGTCTTCGGCGGCGGCCCCTTAAGTATGTATTGCTGCTTTGCCACCCGCACAGTTGCTTCATCTTTCAAGCTCAATCTCTCACTCCTTTTTGGTCAAATATCAGTTTTTACACGATTTTCTCTCTTTTTAAGATGTCATACCGGTAAGTATAAAAATGATATCCTAGTTCCTCTAAATCCTCCAAGAATTCAGACATCTCACCATCAGCTCCTACTTGGTAGTAAAGGAATTTTCCATATTCGTCGAATACTTTATAAAGAGTTTTATACTGACCCTCATGGTGTGTCTTTACCTTGGCTACCCTTATTTTTTGTACTGTATTCATAACTTCTACCTTCTTTCTTAAATCCCTAATTTAACCTGTTTATAAAAAGCTAAGCTGTCCATCCAGGTCCTTTGATTTTGTTTTTTTCTTAACCGGCTCGGCAGGTTTCTCAGTTTCTTCCTTCTTCTTTTCCTCACTTGCCTTCCGCCTGGCCAGTAATGCCAATGCCTCTTCTCCGATATCATTATCCTCCTGTTTTCGATGATATTTTTTGCACTTCTCTATTGCCTTCTCTCGGTCATATTCCATCTGTTTCTCTAAAGACTTCTGGATTTTTCTGCAGCGCCCAGCCTGATATTCATAAGTGGCCGTCTGAAAGGCATCCAATTTTTCTGGAAACATCCTGCGGTACTCATCAAGCAAGTCTGCGTAATCGGCCATCGCATTTATGATAATGATGATGTCTCCATAGCAGGCTCTTATCTCTTTACATTTCCCATTCAGCTTTAAATACCGGATAGGAACCATGTTCTGCTCATCTTCAAGCACAGATTTTGTTATACAGGCACTATCAAATATCATCGCGTCTCCTCCTCTAAAAGTGAAAATGCCGCCAGCATCATCCTGGCACATAAAGTCTCTCCACTATATTTCCTCATGATCTCACCAAAATCCTTCGTTGCTTCTTCCCACATTCCCGGCTCTGCTGGCCTTCCATGGTATTTCATATAGAACAGCCAGGAATCACTCCATATCCTCCTCGCCAGCTCCTTCTGGTCTTCAAACCGGCTCATAATTTACACCCCGCTTTCCGATAATGCGCCCGGCGCCGCTTCCACTGATTCTCACAAAACTGTATATCATCCACGTAGTCATAACAGACCGCCTCTTCTTTTCCAGGCGACACCCTGGCAATCCGACCAATACTCTGCGTCACAACCGCGTAATCTTTCTGCGGAGATATCAGGAAAAGCCGGTCCAGCCGCGGGATATCCAAGCCTTCCTTGGCCAGCCCGAAGCTGGCAAACAAGATATCCTTCCTGCCGGCACGCATATCTTCTATCGCTCGCTCCCTCTGCTCTTTTCCCCGCTTGCTGGTCATGCTGCCATCTATCATCACTGACCGCTTCCGTATTTCGGCTGGAAGCATCCCCCGTATTGTACGGAGGTGTTCCAGCCGGCTGGAAAGCACCAGACACGCGTGTCCTTTCTGACAGGACAAATCCTGGACAATCATCTCATTCCTCTCCTGATTCCCGGTCAGGTATTCTAGCAGGCTGTTGTATTTAAGCGTCCCGTCCGTATCCAGACAGCACCTGCTTGTTTGTATCCCTGTATCCCTCCGGAGCACCCGTACCTGCATGGTCTTGTCTGCTACTGCCTCATCTGGCACCCGGTAGGCAACTGGTCCAAGAACTGCAAAAGTGCTCTTAATCATGCCATCTGACCGGTGTACCGTGGCACTCAGTCCATACTTATACCGGGCCGCCAGGCTGTTCATGACTTTATAAAGCATCGTGACCTGGGTCGATGTACCAGCAAGCCGATGGCATTCATCTATAATCACAACATCCCAGGCATTCCAGTATTTTGCCAAATCCAGCCTGCACAGCGTCTGGACTGTGGCAAATGTCATATGGCTTCCGATTTGCACTTTACCTGCCGTTATCTTCCCCAGCGTCTCTCTGGGGAAATACTGGGATGCCCTGTCAAATGACTGTGTAAGCAAATCCTGTGTGTGGGTGATCCACAAAGTCTTCCTTGCCAGTCTCGCCGCCAGAGCTATCCCCATCTGGGTCTTCCCGGAACCGCAGGGGCTCTGGATAATTCCACAGCTTTTATGACGCATTGTCTCAACTGCCTGTTCCTGATAATCATAAAGAGGAATCTCCCCCGCATATTCCATCAGGCCATTGTCTGCCAGGCAGATATCTACTGTATCCCCTTCCGTCATAAACTGCCGTACTTCCCTTCCCGTTCCTACCGGCAGAATCAGCTCATCACCGTCTATGCGGTAGAGCCAGAGGTACTGCGGTGTGTTTCCGGTCCACATTCCCCTTCTTTTTCGGTCTGTATATTCCGGATTTGGAAGCACCAGGTTTTCACTGCACCAGTCATACAATTCCTTTGCGGCATTCATCACCCTGATTTCACTCCCGATTACAATCCGCATTTCCGCCACCTTCATCTTCCATATCAATAAGCCAGTTTTCCAGCCGGTATCCTTTCATCCGGCATACCACACTGTTGATTCGCTTGAAGCCAGCTTCCTGCATTTCTTTCAGCTTGTCATATTCAATCAAGAATACCCCCTTGTCAGAAAACCGAATGGCAAACATCCCCTTGCCATTTCCGGTAATATCAAACAATTTCATGGCATTATACTGATTTTCCTCTATTCTGCTGAAAAGGAAGAAATCATCCTCGCAGTCTTTACAGTCAAACAGATAAGCATGTCCATCCTTTGCCGCAACTATATCGCACGGCTGGCCGTTTTTATTGTCCTGGAAAATATGCACCCAAAACCAGTGCTCCGCGAGAATCTCCGCAAATTCCTTTTCAAATTTTGTTCCAGCTGCCTTATTACTCATCTATTTCCTCCTCATTTTTTCAAAGTCTTACCAAAATCACCAAATGTCTTTCCCGAATCTTACCTCAAAAATCCCAGAAACCCTATAAAATACAATGGGTCTTACTGTCTTACCTAAAATCCGGTTGTATAACTCTATATTTTTTTAACAGAAAATATATGTTAAATTTTCTACAAAGTTTTTCCCTCGCGCTACGAGACCTTTAAAACAGGTAAGACTAGTAAGACAGGTAAGACCTTATTAAAAAAGCCTGATTTTACAAGGGTTTAAGGGTCTTACCTAGGTCTTACCTTTTACAATCATGGTAAGACCCTGTTTATTCAAACAGCAGGCTCATCTGTGTCTCATCAACCTGTATAAATCCTTCCTTGTCTGTCTCGTCATCATCCTGTGGCAGCTTAAATTTCACGTAGCTGGACTTGATTCCGTATACCTTTGTCTGGTGCACCATTTTTCCCTGGGAATTGCGCACCAGATAACCTTTATCGGACCATTTCCGGCTCACTGCCGTATAATCATATCCATTCTGGTCAAGGTATCCCAATAAAACATCCTTGTTGACGACCAGTATCTCACCGTCTATCTTCCCCCATACCTCTCCTTTATTGGGAGAGTCATCTGCTTTTGGGTCCTCAAAACGCACCGGATTCTTTGCCGCCCAGTTAAGCACGGATTGATAAGCCCTTTCAGCCACATCCACCTCCGCAGAACTCTGCAGATACTGCTGAACCTGCTGAATTTCCAGCGGCCGCTCATCCTGAAAGAAAAGCTCCACGGCCATCTCATCTGCCAAAAGAATACACGCCATGGCCATGGCCTGCTTATCCGTCGTGTCAAGCCTGCATAATGCTTCAAACAGTTCCCGGTAACGTTCTGTCAGTTTCTCCGTTTCGGTACCCTGAATATGCTCTACCAGCTTCCTGCCGGCAAATCCATAGTTTTCTTGAACCACACTGCTGACATAATGGCCATCATCAACCAGCGGCCCGTCAATTGCTATCTCGATCACACGGTTTTTGGAGCCGCCGCCGGAATTTGCCTTGGTTATCGGTTCTTCTCCCGTGAACAGAAAACTGTTTTTCCATGTCCGTGTCTCCTCAACGCCGCCATAGGCCCGCGCCCGGCCTCGGTCTACTCCCTCGGTAATCTGATAAATCAACTGGTCAAAATTCCCCTGCCACTTATCCTTGATGGTTTGCAGCTCGTCACCGGCAAATGGAATACTGCACAGAAATGCCGCATTCCTCATAATCGCATTTCTGGTCATGTTCATGGTCTTGACAAGACCTCCCATCTTTGGGTTGCCCCAGATACTCATGGCCACCATCAACGCCACCGTCTTGCAGGTCCCAGAAGTCCCCCAGACATGTAACACGAACGGAAGTACTTTCAGTGGCTCTAAAAGCACTGATGAAAAACTGGCTGCCATCATCATCCTCAGCGGAATATTTTTCCTCAGTCCGGCGCACAGATTTTTCCAGGTATCGAAGCTGCCCGCCTCCTTTATATTGCGGAAAATAACCTCGTAGTCCATATCTCCTTCATACCGGATATCATCTGCATAAGGTGTGAAATATGTTCCTACCCAGCCCAGACGGTTGATTGATTTAAGAGGGTTAAGGGTTGCTGGATTAAGTCCGACGCAGTCTGAAATGTACCGGACCATGTTTTTGGCATTATCTGATGTCACCTCGATACCATACTGGCTCAAGGCATCCACAATTTTATTAGTATTGGCACAGACACTCCTGTCTACGGTAATGGTCTGCCAGGAAGCTGACTTAAAATAAGCCAGCGTGATACGTTCTTCGGCCGTGTCTACATTTTTCAATATCTCTGTTGGCAGTATCGGATGGCTGCATGCCTGGTAAGGTACCGGCATGGCATTTTTATCATACCGGATAGTCCTGACACCCAGGTCATTTGCAGTCCACTCACCACATACAAGCTCCAGTGGCTGGTCCGTGAATTCGGTTTTATTTCCTGTCTGCTTTTGCTTCTGGGCATAATCCAGAATGAAGGACTTATATACGTTATTAAATTCTGTGGTCCGCTTCTTGCTTCTGGCCGCATTTCTCAGCGCCTCTATGTACTGGGTTCTCTCCACGTTGTCTTCTATCTCAAAAATCTGATAGAAGATTTCATCTGGAAATGGCTCCGTTGGCCCCAATCCGGACATACCAGCCAGCAATTCGTCCTTCGATTTTTCCAATCTCTTTCACCGCCTTCCTGTCTGCATATACGTCTTCTGGACACTGCTCCAGACAGTCAAGCAGATACTCCACATAGGTCAGGTTACCAAGTCCCTCCCAGAAATGCTCGTCTCGCTCACGCACGGCCTCACAGAGCAATCCTCTGTATGCGGTCAGCCACATCCTTGCCTTTCTGGTAAAAGTGGCTAATTCGCGCCGTTTTCGGTGCTGTTTCTCCGCTTCCCGCTTTTCCCGGTATGTTACCGGAATCTGGAGAGGGACTCTGAAAGCGGCAGCCAGTTCCTTTGCCGCTTCCAGGTTACCAAGGCCACGGTAAAGCGCCACGAATTTTATGACGTCCCCGCCAGTCCCGCATGTGAAACAGTAAAATCCTTTCCCATTCTTATATGCTTTCAGGCTTGGGTCCTTATCATCATGGAAGGGACATAAGCACAGTCCCTTCCGGTTCATTTCTATGCCGTAGTACTCCAGCACCTGATTCATATCTACGGCCTCTTTTACTTTCCGGAATATCTCCGGATCATAACCTTTCATTGTCATTAATCTTCAAACCTCATGTGGCCAAGAAGTCCTCCCATGGCAAACATCCAGCCATTCTGCCCTATGTCGTCAGCACAATGAATTCCTCCCTGGATGTTTTCTATGTCAGAATTATCAATCAGTCTCATATCAAACTCATCCGGATCTGGAGCCCCTCTCCGGATGAGTCCTGAACAATACCCTGGGATTAGTAATGGGACTTCTGGCCTTACAGAAAAGGGACTCCCCCCTCTTCATCAGCTCCATCTGGTATACTCATAAAGCCGTCACCCACATTCAAAGGGGTGGGTGCACTTGCTCGTACTGGCCCGCTGTTCGCCGGTTCATCCGGAAGCAGCTCGTCCTCTGGAAGTTCTGCTTCCGCCAGTCCTGCAACACTGCGGATACGGAAAAGTTCTGTTACAATAGGACGGCTCCCATTCTCTGCCTCATACTGTCGACGCCGGAAAATACCCCCGAATTTCTTGTCTTTGAAAATCTTCTCATTATCAGCCTTATCCCACTGAAAAGTAAAGTTATTGGAACGTTCGATAGCCGTAACAACACCCTTGAACCAGGAAAGTCCACGTCCTTCCATGTTCTGCTTAAATACACCGCGCCATTTAGCTCCGGCCGGGTTCTGTAACTTATCA